TCTTAGTATAGTATCAGGTATACCATATGAGGTTATCAATGCTCGTAATCCAGTAATTGTTCCTTTTGATTTGAGCAGATATGGTATGTTATGGTATATTCTTTTATATAAAGATTTATTAGTGTCATCCATTGATATTACATCATTTGATGCTGATATTAATGTATTTACATATTCAAATCCTGAAGGTGTTGGTAAAGAAGATGTTATTTCTGGAAATGGAAATGTTGAGCCTTCTGGGGTTATTCCTAAAAATGCTGTATATAATTCTTTATTTGAAAAATTATTTTGATATAATTTAACACCAAAATCTTTAATGGCATCTGAAACTAAATCTTTACTAACACCAAAATCTAATCTATTATCTGCATTGTATTTTTGAGTAATATCTTTTGTATATAACCAAACATTATCATAATATTGAGCAACCATATCAACAAATAAATCATAGGGTTGATTTGCAGGGTCTTCTCTTAAATATTCGGGAATTGATTTTAATAATTGATCTGGGTTTGAGTTGTCATAATTAGATGCAGACAATAATAAACCCCCAAAATTACCACTACTTTCATCTGTGCTACCTAACCAAGTAAGTACTTCAGAACTTCCTGTAGAATATAAGGTATAAGGTGGGGTTGATGTAGATTTAGGATAGGAAGTAAGAGAACCACTACTATAATACATAAAATATTCAAACTGGTCGAAATTTTTAATTATATTAGATATTTTTTTCTGAATTATTAATTGGCTAGTAGATGAACCTGTTACGTTAATTAAGGTATTAGATTGATTATTATAATTTTCAATTAGTCCTATTTTATAAAAAAAATTATTTACACGTGTTTCAGCTGAGCTAAAATTAATAAAATCACTAAATTTTGTATAATCTGCACTAATATTAATTGATTTTTCTTCTAAAAGACTATCTATTTGATTTTGTGAACTTGTAGGAGCACTAGATATAATGTCCGTGTATGATAAATTTTGAGAAGAATTATTTACCTGATCCTTTATAGGGGTTGAAAAGTTAGGACCTTTCATTAATGGAATAGAAGCAGGTGCATCAAATGTAGATAATGGAACATTTACAACATTATAAGCTTCAGGTTCATTAATTGAAGTAACTATCCAACCTTCATCTTTTAATTGAAATTGGTTAGGTAAAGGCTCATATAATTTAATTACAATTGTAGGATTATCTGTATTTGGGTTTTCTAATTTAATATTATTAGCAATAACTAAATTATTATTTCCAAAATTTAAATAAAAATCAACAAAGTAATTTTGATTATTTCTATAATCTATAAAAATTTCTGTCTGGTTTAATAAATCCCTATTTGAAATAAAACTACTATCTAACCTAAGTTCTGTTCTATCTGATGATATTTCGGATATATAAAGAGTTAAATTGTAATTTCCTATTTCTTTTTGTAAGAAATTATAATAAGCAACGTATTCCCCACTATTAAATCCTGCTGATGTAATATCACTTCCTGGGTTTATTTGGAGTGTAGATAATTCATCAGTTAAACTAGACTGATTATCATTTAATACGCTATAGTTAGTATAATCATATTTGCTATGAAGAATATTTTGATTACGGTCAAATATAAAAAATTCAATACAACTTGAAGTATTAAAAAAATTATTTACATCAAAAGTTTTAATTAAATTTTCATCTTTTGTATTATAATCTTGTAATTCAAAATCAGAATAGTTTATTTTAGTAACATTAGCCATTATAAATCATATTTATTTTTTATTTGAATAATATATCCTTTGCTTAATCCTGTTCTTTCACTTCTTTTATCATATGATGAATTTGGGTATTTTTTATAGTCATTCATGACTCTTTTAATATTAGGGTCTGTTAAATCTTTACCTTGATTTTGTAAAGTTTGAGTATTAGTATTAACTTCACCAAGTGCAGCTGTTGTATCTGATAAACCTGCTTCTTCCTCTGGTGAGGTACTTAAATCAATAGGGTTACCATTTTCATCTACAGCTCCTATATTTTTAACTAAATCTCCTAATTGTTTTTGACTGTTTAATAAATCAATTCTTAATGCAGCTATTTCAGCTTGTAATAATGATATTACTTCATTTTCTTGTTTATTCCCAATATATTCTTGACTAGTTTTAATTAAAAATTCATGTGAATTAGTTGGACCTAATTCATTGATATTATAAAATAAGGTACCATACATATCAAAAAATTCTTGAACAGTAGGTTGTGTGTCTAATTGTTCTTGAATAGATTTAACACCTAATTCTTTAAAAGATGTATCTATTGTTTTTTGATACGTTCTTTTACTAAAAACTTCTTTATTTAAATCAATTTTTTGAGCCATTATAATGCATTTACAACTTTAAAATAATAATTATCGTCTAATACTAATGTAGAACCATTTATGTTAGTTTTAATACAAATTTTATAATATCTTTCTGGTTCTAATCCATTCATATGTACATCAAAATAATTCCCTTCACTATCAGAACTTAATTGTGTATAACTAATGTCGTAATCTACAACAAATTCGTTAGTCTCCAAATCTTTTATAGCAAAATATGAAGCTGTTGGTAAATAATTTGTACCTGTAAATTGAGATCCAGTTGCAAATACTCTAATTGGATATTTGGGTGCAACATTAAATCTAAACCTATTTACACTTTGTGGGGTAAAATACCCTGGATTTTCGGCTAATGAAGATACTAGATTAGTAGTATCTACTATACTAGCAGTAGCAGATCCTGTTAATACACTTGAATAATCTTTCCATTTAAATTCTAATTGTGGTGGGTATATAGTATTAGTATCAACACTGTAGAATTGCATTACAGGTTGTATTTGAGTATTTTGATTAAATTCTGCTATATTTTCCCACTTAGTAATAAAACCATAATTAGGTAATGAAGCCGAAACATCTATATCTAATGAACTACTATACCATAAATCAACAATGGGTTTAACATTAACGTTTAAATCTTTTTCACTTCTAGTATCAAATGATTGAGTAACTTCATATTGAGTACCATCTGAACCACTATAAAACCAGGAACCACCACCAGCACCTACAAAATTAGTATTATATGAACTTGTAACATAGTGGTTTGTGTTATCCGTGCCACTTTGAGACCATGCTATGTTTGAATCTTGAAATGCAGGTGAAAGCCAATTACAACCATTAGTAGTTATAGGTACGTCTAAATAAGTGCCCGTTCCATTCCACCAGTATTGTGCTACTGGGTGAATAAATGCTTCTATGGATTCAACTATACCTTGAGCAGTTGCTATATATTGTCTAAAATTAACATCCCATTCAGCCCCTTTAATTTTATTATTAATAACATCTTCAATTTCATCTTGAATAAATTCTGTTAATATTCTAGCTACTTGAGGGTTTGAACTTACTGCTATATTTAAATTTGATATTTGATTAACAGGGTCTATACCGGTATTCATATTAGGATAAAATGAATATAATGTAGCGTCTTTATGGGGGAATATTTTGTATACTGCCATTTTTATTTATTTATCAGGGTGTGTTTTTCTTTATATCTAATATTATGCCTGTTGGTTCTGGGGTTGTAGGTTCTGTTTGGGGATTGAGAGGAAGATCTTTTGGAGAAGTAAAAGGTAAACCATCAAACTTATCTAAATATGTATTTTTTGTAGAATATTGTTGTATTAAATTATTAATAATTTTTCCCTCTTTATTTTTCAAAGGACCACCTGTAGATTCTCCATATTTATTTCATGATCTATTGTTTGTATACATCCCATTGGGGATATTTACAGCATTAGTCCTATTAGGTCCTCCTAAATTTGCTGGGAGGGGACTTTCAGTATCTAGTTTTGTTTTTTCAAATACACTTCCAGGTAATACTTTATCTCCTTCAGTTCCAAAGGCACTATTAGGGCTTGCAGCTTCTTGAAAATTATCTAAGTATTTGTTATATGGGGAATATTTGTGAGTATGTTGATATCTAGGTGCATTTACAGGACCTCCAAGTGGGGAATCATTAGTTAAATCATAGCTAGTTTTATCAGCTGATCTAAAAGTATCTCCATTAGATACAAAAGGGCTTATATATTGGCCTTGCTTTTCTAAGTCTGCTTTAATTGGTTTATTTGGTGATGATGACATAATTTAATTTTTAAAGTGGTACTACTCTACCTTTTATATCTTCGTTTGTATATTTTATTTCAAATATACTTGGATCTAAACTTGGATATATTACTCCATTTACTGTAGCAGCTTCTAAATCATACCCATATTGTGAATATCCTAAAAAGGTTCCTGCTTTATTTGAAAATTTAATATCTTTTACGGTTTGAACCCCTTCTACTCTATCTAATTTAACAAATAAGTCTTGTATTAGAATAGGTTCATTCATTTGCCAATCATCTCTTTTAAAACAATTTTTTAATACCTCAATACATGATAATATTACTTGACTATTTATAAAATTAGGTAATACTATTATTTCAAAATCAATAGCTATGTTAATGATATACGCATCTTTAATTTCACTGCTATCTCCTATCATTTTATATTGTGATAGATAAGTTCTTAAATTTTTCTTTAAAGTTTCTGTGGGAGATGTAAATTGGCTATCTAAATTTTGGGATAAAATATACATACACAAAGTTTCAACCGTAGATGTTTGTTGATCTAATGTTGGTTTTTCCATATATATTTTAGATATAGTTCCATAGTCCGAAGGCATACTCATAGCTCTAACCATATAATCATCTAATGTTACTGTTCTTTGTTGGGCTGATATTGATGATATTGTGTTTTGTCTAATTATTTCATCTGTATCTCCTGATGCTCCACCATCTGCAGCTGTAGGGTTATTAACTGCTAGTGATTCAAATATATAGGTTGCAGTAGTGGAATTGAGATTATTAGTTTGAAAATTAATAGTACTACCATCTATTTCGGTAATCTCACCAGATTTTACATTTGAATTAACTCCTCCACCTGTTAAATATCTTACTGTTAAAGTAGTATTTGAAGGTGAAATACCGTAAGTATTTGTAAACAAAAAGTTTGTTGGGGAATATGCCGTTGTAAGTTTATCTTGTTCAAATGGTAAACCTATACCTACATTATTTGGGTTTGGTGTAATTAATTCATCTGTATCAGCTGGGTTTCCTGCTCCAAATTGTATTTGTAAATTGTTTTCTGATGTAAATCTTGTAGCAAAACGTCTTTGTACTTTTTTTAATTGTAGTAAATAAGGTACTTCGCCAGCATTTTCTACATTATTAGGATCATTTGGGTTTGTATTTTTTATACTATTAAAAACCATTTCTTGACCTAAATAATCTACTTCACTCCAAATATTACCATCTGAGTCCTTTATGTCTAAAATACCAATTATATTATTTCCCTCAATGTCAATAGTTTGAAATTGTTCAGGTGCTCCAAATGAATAAGTTTGGGTTGATATTGTTGCAGATATTGCTTTTCTTATTTTTTTAAGTAAATAATATTGAGGTGATGTCCCTGTAACTTGATAAACAGATATTTCTGTTGGGTCTTGGGAACTTGAAACACTAAAATCACATTTATCTTGAATTAAGAAGCTTATATCACTATTAGTAACGGTAGATATTTGAGTGTTTCCTTTTATAGTTAAAGCATAATCAAAATCAGGTACTACACTTGCCCCAACTACCTTAGACGGTACTTGTTGGTATAATTCTACTTCTACTTGAGCGGTACTTGTTGCTTTAGGTTTATATCCAAACATATAAGCTAACTCATATAAGTTATTAGTTTGCCTTGCAAATTGGGTAAAAGTTTCTTGTAATTGATTATCTAAATAAAATGACATTACATCACTTACATAAGCTGCTTGTTCCATGAACATCATACCAGGTGATGCAGGAGAAAAATCATTGTAAGTATTAGGAAAATAAGTTTGTGAAAACTCTATTAATTTATTTCTAATATCCGAAAAATCCCTATCTAAATATTTTATATCTCTATTTATTTTTTTAGCCATTATATAAATTCTATTTCTAAATTATCAGTAATCCCCTTATTAACTACACTATAAGTAAGATTTAACCTAACTTGGTTAGAATCTTCACTTTTATCAACTTTTAAATTAACTACATTAACATTAAAAAAATTTTCTTTTAATTTATTTTGTATTTCCTCTTTTAAAAAATCTAAATTACTATCTACTATTTGTTCAAATAAAAAATCTCTTAACCCTCCCCCAAATAAGGGGTTTAATGGTCTATCTCCTGGGTTTGTTAGAAAAAAATTTATTAGATTATTTTTTATAGCAGCAGCTGTTGTATAATTAGATTTAAATACTCCAGGTGCAGAAAAAGGTAAATTTACTCCTACAGCAGCACTTTTATTAAAGTCAATAGGTGATATTTGTTTTGCTCCAAATGCCATTATTTAGTCATTAATCCCATTATTTGACTCATATTAACTTCTCCACTAGGTAAAGCTCCATTAGCTGATGTAGTATCTCCTACTCCTTGAGGATTAAATGGTTTATTACCAAATCCTTGAGCATCTCCACTTTTCATATTTAATCCAGTTTCACCTATAATATCTAAATAAGATTGCCTTTGCTCAGTTAAAGATTTTTTAGGTGTTTGTGTAACAGTGAGTGTAGTTGGTGATGTAATACTTTCTTGTACTGGTTGTGTAACTACAGCTTTAGGTGCTTTAACTGCTTCTAGTAAAACTTCCTTTAGCT